GCTATAATATGTACATATTCGTGAATCATTGATGCAACTACGTCCCCACCAACAGACTGCCCTTGATGCTATGCAAAAGCATTCTAAAGGACAGATTATCGTTCCTACAGGCGGTGGTAAGACTCTGGTGGCAATTCATGATGCCATGCGTCAATTAGAAGATGGTCATAAGACTATTGTTGTTGTAGCTCCACGTATTCTATTAGCAGATCAATTATCTTCTGAGTTTTTAGAAGTAATAAGAGAGAAATATCACCCTATTCAAGTAATGCACGTTCATAGTGGAAGGACAAAGCATTTCACTACAACTAAAGTGGATATGATTCAGAAGTGGATGAATTTCTGCAAGGATACTAAGATTATCTTCACAACATATCATTCACTCCATAGATTACAAGAGGCAGATGTAACAGTTGATGCCATATATTTTGATGAGGCACATAATAGTGTTCAGAAGAACTTTATTGAGTCAGTGGAGTATTTCTCATTAGAAGCAGAAAGATCATACTTCTTTACTGCAACACCAAAGCATAGCCTAACACCATTCAAGGTGGGTATGAATGAGAGTGATATATTTGGTAATATTATTTGTAATGTACCAGCACCTAAGTTAGTGGAAGAGGGATACATCCTACCACCAAAAGTGAAAGTATATAAGAGTGACATAAGACAGAAGGATGAAATTACATTTGATGTAGAATGTAATCAGATCATGGATAATATTGATGACCACAATACTAAGAAGATCCTAGTATGTGCTAAATCAACTAAGCAGATCAAAGGATTAGTATCCTATGATAAGTTCCTTGATGAATTGGCATATAGAGGATATGATTGCATGTGGATTACATCTAAAACTGGTGCAGTCATTAATGGTGAGAAAGTAACTAGAGAAGAGTTTTTTAATGTATTGAGTGCATGGGGTAAAGATGATGATAGAAAATTTGTTGTTCTCCACCATAGCATATTATCTGAGGGTATTAATGTAAAAGGACTTGAGGCAGTTCTTTTCTTACGTTCTATGAATGCAATTGGAATATCACAGACAATTGGAAGGGTTATAAGAAAAGGTAGCAAAGACAAAACTTATGGTTTAGTATGTGTTCCAGTGTATTCTAAGGTCGGTATTTCAACAGCCCGTAGAGTACAGGCAGTAGTCGATACTGTGTTTGAAAAGGGGCAACCTGCAATTTCAGTTGTCAAACGGTAATTGATCTGCTATAATATATCCATTAAGGAACAAAACAATGCTTATCGAAGTTAAACTTATTGTTGCGGGTCAAGTCTTTACTGAAGAGGTTAGGGCACGTAATTATGACGATGCTAGAAAGACTGCATTAGCACGTAATCCAACGGCTACGGTAATTAGTGTGAATGCCAAGTTTTAAACAATGAGTAAAGACTACAGAAAGTTTTATGCTTGCCCTAATAGGGGTATATTAGATCCTAAGTGTGGTAGTCCAGAAGGATACATCACTAAGGATGGATCATGGGCTGCGGTTCCTATTATGGGCAGTAAGACAAAATTGCAGATCATTCACAATGGTACGTTTCCTCACGTAGCAAGAAATTATGACTCTGCTAAAGCATACATACTCAGAGAAATTAAAAAGGAAAAAAAGAAAAACTAAATGAAAGACCAGAACTCAATTGAAGAAAAGGAAACTAAGTCTGAAAAGTGGGAACGTGGTAGAACCCTACTATTAGAATCTTTACATAAACCTGATGATAGATTGAGAGGATGTGCTCATAATCAGGAATGTTATCATGAATTGATGGAGATAAGAGAGGATGTTATAGAAATTGCTAGGTCAATGAAGAATCCTCATATCCAACCTTTAAAAGCAGGAGATAAGAATAGTAATCCACCAGTTCATTCTATTAATGGTATTAGTGTTGTTGTATTGGGTGGAGCATTAGGGCCAAATTATATGAAAGATTGGTCAGAAGAACATGTAAAGGAATGGGAAGATTGGGTAAGTATAAACACGTAGGCATATATTTTTGTAAAACCGAACTTGCAATTGTGTTCAAACTATGATAAATAATAGTAAGAATTAGGAGGAACAAGATGATCTGAGATTCTTTTGTTATTAACTGTATATTATGTCAAATTGTTGTACCTGGAGCCGATTATGCACAACTTAGTTTCTTTTAATCAATTAGCTGGATCAAAACATCCGGAGGATACTTTCGATCCCCAAAATGATTTAATCAATGAGTATTACGAGTGCTTAGTTGACTGTGCGGACGACCAAGCAAGTTGTAAACGAATCTGTAAGGAGGTTTTAGTTTAGAGTTTAAATCAAGTAAACAAATCTATTCTAATGCATATGCTAACACACTCACATCCACCTTAATTAGTCCATTTAGTAAATCAAACCAAATATTCAAAAACCCCCTATAGGGGGTTTTTTATTGTTACACAGGAGAATGGTTGACCCCTTGCCAATTTGTTATGAATAGGTTATACTGGGACTGTAACTACACAATAAAATGGTGGACAACATTATTACGGAAGTTGGTTTCATTGCACTTGGCGGTCTTGTTGCTGCTATACCGATTATGATAATAGGTGTATTTCTAAGAGGTGATGAAAATGGCGATTCATAATGATTGTATTATTACAATTAATCTTAATGAACTTGCTGATGTGAGGGCAGAGTTCTTAGGACTTAAATTGACTGATGATCAGATTGATGAGGTTGCAAGTGAATTGAGATATAGAATGACATTTGATTCACTTTTTGCACAGACAGATCATATGGTTTATGAAGTTAGTGATGAACATGATCCAGATTTACCTCATTATGGTGAGATAGCACCTGAACCTGGACGTGAAGCATATCTTAATGAGATAGAAAAGAACAAGAAACAATTTGAAATGGTTGATCTTGTATCCCCATCATGGACAATCCAAGTACCTAGAAGAAAATGACAGTATCAGATTTCGCATTACAATTAAAGACAGGGACAAAGAAGTCTCATACAGCAGCAGAGAATACTAAGTTTGTTGGTTCATTCTTAAGGGGTGTAATTAGTAAGGAAAGTTATAGACAACTTGTTACCAATTTCTATTTCATTTATCGTGCAATGGAAGAGGAAATGGAGAAACTAAAAGATTCTCCTATTGTTGGCCCTGTTCATAGTCAATTACTTAATCGTACTAATAATCTTGAAAGAGATCTTAGATATTTCTATGGTCCAATGTGGAGATCAATTATTTCTCCAACTGAACAGTGTCAACGCTATGTAAATAGAATACGTGAAGTTGCTGATGATGAACCAGAATTATTAATTGGTCATCATTATACTAGATACATGGGTGATCTTTCAGGTGGTCAAATACTTAAGGGTATTGCTGAAAAATCATTGAATCTTAAAAATAATGAAGGATTGTGGTTCTATGAGTTTGAGGGGATTTCTGATAAGAAGGGATTTAAGACTCAATATCGTAATACATTAAATACAATACCTATCAGTCAGTCTATGGCAAATGCTATTATTACTGAAGCGAATTATGCTTTTAGATTGAACATGTATATGTTTGATGAACTAGAAGGAAATGGTTTTTGGTCATTTATTAAAGTTATTTTTGGAGCTCTTACAGGTAAATAACATGAAAATTTTATCAGATGAACAGATTCAAGAGTTAGAATCTATTAATAAGGATCTTGATGGGGTTATAACATATCATACCACATTAAATCAGAGTGGTAGACAGAGTAAGAAGATTGTGATAGAGTATGGAGTAACTCAAAAGATTACAGGTGATGTTGATGACACTTAGATCACATACAATTACTAAAAAGAAGGATACTCACAACCAAACTTGGGAGTGGGAAGAGACTCCTGAATTATTAGCAGCAATAGAACAGTTGCATAAGTCTTCAAAAGCAGTTGAGGACATTAAGGTTCCTAATCTACATGCTCCTAATAGTAACTCTGCCCCATCTAATAAATAGTCCTTCAGACTAATTAGGAATAAGATTTGAAGGACAAAAAAGCAGCAAAATTGATTATTAAGAGGGCAAAGAAACATCCTGAATTATATACCGAATCAGAAGTGAGGTATGCTAAAGCAGTAAGAAAACGTATTAAAAGGGAGGAACGGGATGCAGAAAGAAGATTCCTTGAAGATCAGAGTGAATGAAGAAGGGAATTATGTTATGGAGTGGGATAAAGATGATCCTAACTGGCAGTTCTTAAATGGGTTGACATCAAAGGAAATTCAGACTATGATTGAACAAGCTATTAATGACGATAAATCAAATGACTTCTGAATCAGAACAAAAGGTTTATTCACTTCAACAATTAGAAGAATGGATGCAAGATGCTATGGAGTCAGAAGCAACTCCAGAAGAGGTTTATGCTACTATTATACATGCAGTAGAGAAATCTGCAATTTATCATAGGGCATGTCTTAATCATTCTT